CCTTACGCGGCTGGTAAGGCATTTCGATTTCCACTAGGTAGGCTCCTTCCATCGGATAACCAGTTCTTGTGGGCCGCCGTCATCTCCGGTGACCTCTGTTCTAGCAAGGTCTGGGAGGGTTTTGCGGAGGACTATCTCGGCTGCCTTCAGCTGGGTAGGCGTAACCTCTGTCTCGCCCATAGCGGCCTTCTCAAGGCGTTCTAGGATGCCTGCTGTGCGAATCCTCTCTCGCCACTCCTCGCTAAGACGTACTGCTTTAGTGCGTGCTGCCATGACTTTGATTGTAAACGACTATTGGCGCATACCTGCAACAATCGTTTATGCCAAGTTCTTAAGCTTATACAGCGTGGAGGCGATTAAACCCACGATCTCGTCGTGGATGTTCTGCAAGTCGGGTTCGTCGGGTAACTGGTCGCGCATACTCTTGGCGAAGTCCAACAGCCCGCTGACGTAAGCCTTGGCGTCCTTCTGTACCTTGAAGTCGTCAAGGTAGTCAGTCAGCGGGATCAAGCCGTGGTGGCCTTGATATGCCTCTGCCCACTTATCAGCGAGGTCAAGGATGTCCTCGTAGTAATGGCCGAGTGCTTTATGTTCAGCGTACGACTTGGTGGACAAGTGCAAGAAATGGGCGGCGGTGCTGCTGTGAAGCAGGGCTGAAACGAAGATTCCGGCTTGTTGGTGTTTCATGATTAACCCATTTTGCGGTATGTGGGCGAGGGTACTACCTACGGTATTTTACCGCAACTGCTCGGCATGGGTAGACCGGCTTAGGCCGGCGAATCGCTCACCTTCTCTTATACGCATCTCGCTCACGTTACGTTAAAAATTAGCGGTCTACCCCGGTCTACCTTTGGGAAATAAATCAAAATGAATTTTTTCCCAACTATCTCATTTGCTCCGGCTTGATCGCCGCCATGTACCGCTCCATGAGTTCTCGCACCGTTTCCTCGGGGTCACGCGCAACGTAGAACTCACCGCGTGGCTCAAACACTTGTCGGAACCTTTCTTGGCTTGGGCGTAGCTTTCCCTTTTCGACTTTGATTTCGACCCAACACACCCAGGGTGTTCCGTCTGGCAGATTCCGCACGACGAGACGATCTGGTACGCCGCCGTTTGAGGCGTAGTCGAGGACGGTGAACCCTGCCGCGTGTAGCGCCCGGCCAATAAGGCCATCGTTCGCATCCCGTCTCGCTTTGTACCTCACGCCTTGCCTCGTTTACGCATCGCCCTAGCCAAATAATCCACCACGTTCTATTCCCCCGCTTTAACTCGTGCACGAAGTCTCTCCACAGCCTTTTCACCCCAAAGCTGGCGTACCAGCCCAATCGTATCCCTATCCGACAGTACGGCAGCAGCGCCAGCCTCTCGGATCAGTTCAGCGACCCTATCACGGTTAACCTCAACGCCTCTGGCTAACTGTGCGTCGTAGAACTTTAAGCGGTTTAGCGGGGATTCCCGTACTGCCGAGTTCCACATCACTTGGTTTGAGTGGAACTGGTGTTCTAGGTTGTGACTGGGCTTAGGCTTTTCCAGTTGAGCTTGTTTAGTCGGAAAGTAAGTGAATTCGTCGCCCACAAATCACCCAAACAACTGAAAGTTCTGGTAGGCAGCAATGGCGTCCTCCGACCAATGCGCTGCACTTGCGTGATGCTCTATCCGCTCCATCAGCACCACCGCCCTTGCATACCGGCTTTTCGGGGCATACGACCCTTTCCAACGGGTATCTAATCCAACGTTGCGCGCGACGTTACAACTGTCAGCAGAGGCTAACGGCACTTTGCTAAACACGCCGGGATCAAGCATCCGTAGGCCGTGCAGCTTCACCTTGGGGCGTCCCTCGGCATCGCAAAGCACCCGCATTGCTTCGGCCAATCGCTTCCACCAATGATCGGTGCCAATTTCGGCAAACTGACCGGATGAACCTAGAGCTAGACGCGGCCATTGCATCAGCCATTCCAAATACTCAAGGCTTTCGTGGAAATGCCATACCGGAACCGAGCTGGCAGGGGTTAGCTTCCATGCCTGCACCAACGTTTTGTTGTCCGATTCCGTACCGTCAATGCGGTCAGGGATTACGCACCAATCCACCGCTGGGTGCCGAATCCACCGTGCTGCCCAATCAGCGTACCCGTCAAAGTCGTAAGCTTTACCTTGCTGCCAAGCACTAAAAGCCCCGTTGTCCAGCACGATTGACTGACAAACCTCGGCTGCTATTTCCAATTGCTCTGGGTGTTCGTAGCTCACCATTGCGTGTTTGCCGGTAAACGCTTTAATCATGTCCAGCGTCGTAGACATAGGTGTTCCGTGGTAGTGGATCATGGAACGTGCTTCCAACGCTTCCGTGCCATTACGTCTTTTACGGCTTTCGGCGTAATGCCGTATTTACGAGCTAAAGCCTTATCCGTAAGTGCATTTCTTAACCGTTGTGCCTTTCTAATCTTCTTTACGATTTCAACGGTCATCGTAGCTAGAGGGTGATCTTCACCCCGTTTTCCCCATGACATATATAACCTCTCTATGGTTTAGAACTGATGACTGATGGTGAACTCTGCACGGTTGAGACGGAGTACGCCTAACGTGAATCGTGCAGAGATTAGATGACTGACGGAGCCACCCTGCTGTCGGCTACTTTTCACAGGTTTCCCCGTGTGCCATTTGCGCTTCCCGACGATACGCCGCGCACCCACAGGCTGGCTGCCCCGGTGTGGGTCTAGGATGACTCTGCGCGTTGTTTCCCCGTCCAGAGTTCCCGAGCTGGGAAGTTAAGCTAGGTTGACAACCGCGATCCCCCGCAGTTATCTTAGCTTCACCTCGACAAGCATCCCGAGAGTAGGGCCTTCCCCCGGCCTGCGTCAAGCCCCCGCCAACCGGGGGTTTTTCGTTTCTGGCTTCCGTGACGGCATCACAGACAATCTTGATGACCGCTGCCCTCTCCCTTGCCTTACGCCGTGAAACCCTTGCAGACGCACGGCGCTCGCTTATACGCGACCAATAGTAGGCACGGTGATAGGCGGTACGGCTCATAACGCCTCTACCGCAGCAATACGCCCCCCGATCCAACGCATCACCGGCACAGCCATGCTATTGCCCATTGCCTTGTAGCGCGGGCCGTCAGGTGACTCTGTTTTGTTGCGCCAAGGAATGTTGGTGTAACCGTCTGGGAAACCTTGTAAGCGTTCGCACTCAACGGGTGTGAGGCGGCGCACTTGCATTGCTGCTACCCCATGCCGATCCGTTTTGGTTAAGCACGGCGACACATTGTGCATCGGTTCAACGGCATTGCCGCCATTCTCTGGCTGCCTACCGATCCAATTACCCGGTATACCGTAAGTGGGTTGAGCAACTGCCATTGTTTGATTTTTGATCAACGTACCAGAAAGATTTTCTGGGTTGCCTATCGGATCAAGAGCTGATTGCCACGGAAACGCTATGGGCAAGGTTTCTGTTTCAAAGTCATAACGCTTTCCAACGCCTGCTGTAAGGCATTTGGCAGAGTCTTGCCCCGTTTTTCGGCTCGGCGCAGGATGCCCTTGCAGGCTGTGGCGCTCAAATAAAACCGCTGCGGCACGTTGCCAGTTTCCAAGGTGTCCGACAACGAACACACGACGGCGGCGCTGGGCCACTCCGAAGTATTGAGCGTCAAGAACCCGGTAGGCGAACCCATACCCGAGTTCTGCCAACATTCCGAGGAAGGTTCCAAAATCCCGTCCTCCGTTAGACGACAAGACACCGGGGACGTTCTCCCATACCAGCCACTCGGGGCGATAGCGTTTAGCAATTGCGCCGTAGGTAAGCATGAGGTTGCCACGCGGGTCTGCCAGTCCTTTTCGCAGTCCTGCGACGCTGAAGGATTGGCAAGGGGTTCCTCCCACAAGAAGGTTGATTGGTTCATCAGGCCATGCCTCGTATTGGGTCATGTCCCCATAGTTAGGGACGGTGGGGTAATGGTGTTTAAGTACGGCAGACGGGAAGGGTTCTATCTCGCTGTACCAAGCGGCTTGCCATCCCAACGGATGCCACGCCACGGTAGCCGCCTCTACGCCGCTGCAAACGCTTCCGTAACGCATTAACGGGGACGGGC